GCGCATTCAACGCACACGGAGATTTCGAGGTAGTTGGCATTCATTTGCCCATATTCAAGCCGAGAACTATATTAGTATACGATACGTCGTAGTACTAGTATTCAGTTTCTTATGATCTTGATATGATACTTTATTTCATTCGGTTTTATTTATTGTAACCGCCCACATGGGGCTTAACAATTCACCTTAATATCACAATGCCAGTGATATAATCCTAATGTAATTTTAATTGGTCATTAGGTACTCGAGAGAGTAATACGAAGTTTTGAATAGAACGATTTGCCGATTTCGTTTAATATTCAGGCTAGTCTAGAGTAATTTTAGCTTATCTCTAGGCCGGCTCCTATTATAGGAGCCGCAAACGTTGGATTTACGTGGAAATTTATAAGCTTTTCCGCATAACGTATATCCGGGGACTTTCCACCCCGAGTACTATTTATTAGTAGAAGAAATGAAATTCATTTGACGATATTTTGGACTTAAAAGACAGAAGTGGAACCCGAAACGCCACTATGTAAATTGTATCGCCCATGGCATCAATCTTACTGTAGTAGACCCGAAACACACAATAGGTGTGTAGTAGCAAGTCACGCAACACAGTAAACATCCCATGTATATACAATCCCAATTGACCCTGGGACTCCGCATAGGAGTATAGCAGACGTCTTAGTTAATATGTCTCACGACAGTCAACTGAAGATTAGTAATTCGAAGAAAATTGATAGATTCTCTAAGGAAAGGACTATTTTATCGTTATAGTATAAAAATCGATATAAGCTGTGAACAGCATGCCAGGCATATGGATAAAACCTGGTAATTATTTGTCCAAGCATGAAAGTAAGCATCGCAGAGGGAAACTGCCATAAGGATTTCATCGTGCACCCCCGTAATAGTCATATCGGGAAGATAGCCGGAACCCACACCGGTTATAAGTATAAGCCTACATGGCGTCTATCAACAACAATTGTCGAAACGACAGAAGACGCTAAATATGTACAGCTAGAAGAGATTATTTTCTCACGCAAAAGTCTTACAGAGACTTATGTTGAACAAGTCAAACGATTTGACACATGGTTAATTCAGCATCGCATTGTTCGGAACATTGCGAGAAGACGCCGTTATCACAATCGTGAAAATCCTGTGTCGACGCCTAAAAGAAAAAGGTTGGATCGGCAGGAGAAACTTGCAGCAAAAGTATTAGACATTTTGCACCGAGATCGCAAATTTTTATTCAAATTGAGAGTTGAAGCGAAACTTAAAAAGATGAATGGTGATATGCTCAGTTTTACACCCCAAGATGGGGCACAAGAGCATTTTGCGATGGGACTGGATCACATGTTATCGAGTGTGTCAGCACTAGCTGGTCAGCACTTGTCAGAACCTGTGATGATGGAAATAGAAGGAATAATAGCTTTATTGCTTGCACTACAAGGGACGAGAGATTTTGTCTCAGCATGTGCTGTTTTGGCCTTATATTTTAGGAAGTATTACGATAGATCATTGGCGATGCAGGCAATGGAATACGTACAGAATTTCATTACTGACCCTCAGGGAGGGTTAGAAGATCCAGATTTGGAAGGAGCAGAAGGTGCTTCTACTTACGATTGGATAGAAATGATGAAAAATTTGCATGGCAATTGGTCGATGGTTAAGGAAAACAAGTTATTTGGCCATCTATCCAAAGTTTTGGGCCTCGTTGTTACTATGGAAATGTGTAAAGCATCAGACGTGACTTTCAGCATTAAGGAAATGAAATTGATAGAACCAGATCAAAAAGTCATTCATGGGTCGGCCATGGATATTGTTGATGCTGCTTTAGGATCAGTATCCTTCTTTGTTGAGATTGCCTCATTATGTTGGAAAAACAATTCCCTAAAACCATTGGTTGTTAACGATGCTGCAGCCATTGAATTAGATGAGGAGTATGCAAATATTTGCTCATATTGGGAACTTGTCAAAAACGGAAACCTGAAGAAGGTTCGAGGTATTTCCGATCATGAATTCGACAATCGACTAGAAGCGTTGGGCTTCAAGTTGAGAGCTCTTCTACCTAATTTGAAAAGTTTTGATAAGAAGTTAGTTCAGGAGAAGTACTCTCGTTTGTTGAACATGAAAAATGATTTCACAACAATGAAACTTAGTAGTGGAACTCGAAAGGCACCATATGCTATTGAATTATATGGCGAGAGTAGTCAAGGTAAGTCTACACTAGGTGAACAAGCACTATCGGCAATGTTGTCGAGTGCTAAATTACCGACAGGCAAGGAGTATCAAGCGTCTTATAATCCAGCTGATAAGTATATGTCTACATGGACGACTGATAAGCTAGTGATGACAATTGATGACATTGCCAATGAGAAGAGTGATTTTGTCGAGAAACCGCCTACGCGCACTATTATTGATCTTTGTAACAATCAGCCGTATTATGCTAATATGGCAGATTTGAATAGCAAGGGCAAGATTTTTGTCGAACCAGCCATTGTATTGGTGACGACAAACGTCAAGGATTTAGATGCTCGTGCATACTCCAATTGTCCTTATTCAGTACAGAGGAGAATGAACATTGTTGTTACTGTGAATGCAAAGCCTCAATTTCAATTCAAAGATAGTCGTGGTAAGGCCATAGGTATAGACAGCGCCGCAGTCGCAAGAGAGTACGATAGTATGGAAAAGGAACCTCTTTTCGATGACATTTGGACTCTGACTGTTGAACGAGCTGTCATGCCCGAGAACAAAGCCACAACAGCGCAATACGAACCGTTATCGTACAAGGGCGAGAAATTGATCGACGTCTCGTTCAAGCGATTTTTGAATTTTGTCATTGAAGAATTTCATGTTCATTTGCGTAGTCAGGAGCTCATCGTTGGGCGTATGTTACGCAGACAAAAACAACTCCACCTTTGTGGTGTAGATGGTTGTGTACAGATGAAGGAATTTTGTGAAGAACATCCCCATACAGACATCCAGCATCATGATGGAGATCACCAATATGATGAAACATCGGATGATGAGGAAGAGGCGTGTAGGGCTATGTTGTCGACACCTGAGAGTTCTGTTTGTAGTGAAGAAGAAGAAGATAGTGAATTTGACATTGAAGACGACGAAACGGTCGACGATGCTGAAAGTACAATTGATCCTGAATGGGAAGCAGAAAGAGAACGTCAAGAGATTATTCATTGTCGTCGGTATCCAGAAGATATGTCAGGAATGATACCTATGGACCCACATTGGGGTGAAGAGGTATATGATGCGCTGACAAGTACAGGTGAGAGGATCTATAACCGTATTTCTGGAGACTTATTCGGTTTTGGCGAAGTAACCGAAGGTGCTGCAGCGTATTTGATACTGCAGCAAGGAAGAAAATTCGCAAAGCATTGGGATTGGGTTCAATGTGTACCTAGTAGTTGGGTGCACAACCCTAGATTCCAAATGTTGGCTATGGCAGCCAATAGTGGAAGATTGCGTACGATTTACATTAGGAGGTCGTGCATAATATGGACAGCTGCAATATCAGCTAGTGCATACACGTTCCGTCGAGGACCAGGAGTTTTTCTCCCCATGTGTACTATGACATCGGCGGCAGCCGCTTATCTACAGTTAGGAATGGTCAAATCTGTAGAAAAACACTATCTGATTGAATTGGAACATAGAAATTCCATTTCTGATTTGTATAAGGATATTCGCGACAAGCACGTTGCGAACATGTGTAAAGCGGGCGGAATAGTTGCTGTATTATATGGTATTTCAAAGGTTTACCGCATATGGCGGAAAAGGATGAGGCCTTCAGAGGAGGAAGTTAAACCTTCTGAGGAGAAGGAGACGAAAGAAGTTGAACCCATTGAAGTGCAAGGTGCACTTGAACCCAAAACTCAGCAAGAAATTGATGAAAGGGATAAAGAGGAATCTCCTTGGACGCAAGTTGCATTGAGACCATTGCCAATACAAAAGGCAGCGGCTAATACGACTGTAGAACAATTGCGGAAGATAGTCGATAAAAACTTGACATATGGAACTGTTGAGACAGATGACGGCAACCTCGCTGTCAATTGTTTGTTTTTACGAGCCAATGTGGCTGTAGTTCCCCAACATTATTTCAAACAGGACAATATCAAGATAACCTTTAGGAAAGAGCAACCAGAACAAGCAGCAGGTATGTTTAGTGCAAAGTTGAGCAAGAGCAAATCTTATTTCATACCAAACACGGACTTGGCCTTATGCTATGTTTCTAGTGGTGGATCATTCAAGGATCTTGGCAAATATTTGCCCGCTGGTCAACTATCAAAATTGGAATTTGACCTCACATATCGTTCGAAAGAAGGTTGTTTGACAAAAGCGAGTGGATTAGCAGATTATTGTCTTACGGGACACAGCGAGACATCATTTGAAGGTCTTTCTTATAAGAGTTTGACTATGAATACGAGACCGGGATTGTGTGGAGCTGTGATAACATCTAGTGCGAAACCCATGATTTTAGGCTTTCATTTGGGTGGGAGATCTGGTACACCTCAGGGTTGTGCAGGAATTCTCACGATGGAACAATATCGTAATGGTTTAGCTTATTTGCGAGAGCTCGAAGGTGTTTTGCTGACTGGAACAGGCGAACAATTTGATGAAAGGGTGATGGGAGTCGACATAATGACAAACAAACCACTTCATAAGAAAAGTCCGTTAAATTTCCAACCACATAGATCCCAGATACAGTATTTTGGATCGTGCATTGGACACACTACTTTTAGATCATCGGCCAAACCGACAATAATAACAGAACATGTTACTGATGTCACAGGAGCGCCCAATATTTATTGTGGTCCAATAGAACAACCTCAATGGGAACCATGGCAGAAAGCTTTGGAAAATATGGCTGTACCAGCGGAGCAATTCGAATGGGACATATTGGACTTAGCTATCAAGGATTACAAGAAGCCATTGATACCCATATTTAAGAGCGAATTTTGGAATAAAACTCGACCTTTGACGGATTTGGAAAATTGGAATGGAGTTCCAGGGAAGAAATTCCTGGACAGAGTGAAAGCCAGTACTTCGATAGGCTTTCCATTGACAGGGAAGAAATCTGAATATCTAGTGGAAATTGAACCACTGGGAGACTACACCAAGGTAGTAGAACCAGTGGAGATAATTCAGAAAGAAATTGACAGGTGTATGGATTGTTACAAGAGAGGAGAACGAGCTTTTCCAATAGCGAAAGCGTGTAAGAAGGACGAGGTCCTTTCAAAGCGCAAGTGCAGGATATTTTTTAGCAATCCTACGGCATTCACGTTTTTAGTGCGCAAGTACTTTTTGCCCATATTACGTGTATTGCAGTTTCACCCTTTACTTTCAGAGTGTTGCGTCGGCGTCAATTGCCACGGACCTGAATGGGACGAGTTAGTGAAACACATGCTCAAATTTGGAATAGAACGTCTATTCATGGGAGACTACGGCAATTACGATCAGAAATTGGTCGCGCAAATATTGCTAGCCGCCCTGCGTATCCTGATCGACTTTGCGAAATTAGTCGATTACGATCCCGAGGACATTGCCGTGATGGAGGCAATGAGTGGAGATTTGGTATATGCCATAATTAATTTTAATGGCGACCTCATTGGATTGACCGAAGGCTCTCACATTTCTGGAAACTCTCTGACTGTTATTCTTAATGGAATCTGCGGAAGCCTCAACATGAGGTGCTATTTCTTTTCGAACAACAAGCTCCCGGAAGGAGCTGAACAGATGAATTTCCGCGATTTTGCAGCATTGTGCACCTATGGGGATGACAATGGGGGCACAGTGAGTGAGAAGTTGAAGAACTTCACAATCAAGGGAGCCTCAAAGTTTCTTGCGAAATATGGACAGAAGTTTACAATGCCTGATAAGGAGAGCGAGTTGGTTGATTTCCTTCCGGTAGAAGAGTTTGAATTTCTGAAAAGGAAAAGCGTTTATCACCCCAAATTGGGAGTTGAATTAGGCGCCTTGTGTGACAAGTCATGCTTCAAAATGTTGCATTACTATTTGCGTGACAAGCGTTCTCCCAACACGCCAGAGTACGCATGTGCACTCAATATTGATACCGCTTGTAGGGAGTGGTTCAATCATGGAGAAGAAGTTTACGAAAAGAGACGTGAGCAACTCCAGGAAATCGCGAAGAGAGCAGAAATTTCTCATCTTTGCGAGGAACTCAATACGACGTATGATGAACGTGTATTTGAGTGGAAAAAGCGATATTGTTAGATCGCTCAGGCGTCGTGTATGCCTATTGTAAAAGCACACCCCGTAACACTGATGGGGTCCAAGGAGAAAGTTGAACAAGTGTGTGTATATATGGTTACGGCTAGTTGAAATGTTTTGTCATTTTTGTATTTGACTAGAACGCTTTGTACACGAAAATATTCCACAAAAGGAATACCTGTATTTATAGGGAAGGTTTGGAACCTTAACAAAATTCACACCTCTGATGGGTTAATCGGCCCATTAGTTGTATGTAGTAATAGATTAGTAAAAGTAATATTGTAAATTGTAATAATAATGTATTGTATAGGAAGGTGTCTGCAAAGGCATACCTTTCGAGAGTCAATAATAAATTGACTAGGCAGACCGCCAGTAACCCCAGTTACGGCGTGCCCGACCATCTTCTCCACGATAGTGTAGAGAATGATTTGCCGGTCGGGTGGTGTGTGGATTGCGTTCGCACTACAAGAAATTGTATGTGTGATTTTGAACCACACTCTGGGACAACGGATGACGCGAGTATTATGAAAGTTCACGCAAATGGGGCTCAGCAAAATGTTGACTTCACAAGCGGCGATGACCCATTTATGTACTCCGTCAAAGGAAATTACGATCCGACAAGATCTCTCCAAGATACTCGAGGAGATGATCTGGCTAGTTTCTTCCACAGACCACTCAAAATTTTTGAATATGAGTGGGGCACCAACACCGCGGTGAATCAAGTTTTCGACCCATGGTCGTCTTTCATGAATAATCCGCGAGTGAGCAACAGGATGACAAATTATAATCTGTTGCGCACACGGTTGCATTTGAGGTTTTTGATTAATGGCAACTCCTTCCATTACGGTAGGACAATGGCTTTGTATCACCCTCAACACACTAGAGATAATTTTACCAATCTGGGTAATCTTGCATCTCTAGTGCAGGGCAGTCAAATGCCGCACATCTTTTTAGACCCAACAACATCGACAGGTGGTGACATACGTGTCCCCTTCTTTTGTGAGACGAATAATCTAACCATACCTTCGTCCACATGGTCTAATTTGGGAAGAGTTCATTTAATTTCCCTAAATGATTTGCAGCATGCAAATGGTGCAGTTGATAAGGCAACTATTTCAGTTTTTGCGTGGTTGGAAGACGTAGAATTGAACATGTTGACATCTTTAGATATGCCTTTGGATCCACAGTCCGGTAAGGAAGTGGATGAGGCCAATGCTAAAGGTGCCATATCTGGTCCAGCGACGACTATAGCCAAAATTGCAGCGAATTTATCAGAGGCTCCTATAATTGGACCCTTCGCTATGGCAACAGCTCAAGCTGCAACAGCAACTGCAGGAGTGGCAAAATTGTTTGGATACTCCCGCCCTCCAGTTACGAAGGATCCTGAACCGTATAAACCAACGGCCATTTCGGCACTTGCGACTACAACGGTACCTGATGGAACACAAAAGTTGACGCTCGATGATAAACAAGAGCTCACTATTGATCCTACTATATCTGGAATTGGTCCTGGCGACCCGATGAATATTTGTCAAATAGCCAAACGCGAATCATATTTAACCACATTTAGTTGGGATATTGGACAACCTCCTGAAGCCTTGCTTTGGAACGGTCGTGTCAATCCTACATTGTGGAGAACCGACGGAACAGGCATTTATTTGCCTGCGTGTGCTATGGCAGCAATGCCTTTTAAGTACTGGACTGGTTCTATGAAATTTCGCTTTCAGATCGTTTGTTCGTCCTTTCACAAGGGCAGAATTAAAGTTGTATACGATCCGAATTTTGTTTCTTCCAATGAATACAACACCAATTATATTGAAATTATTGACATTGCTGAAAAGCAAGATTTCACTATTGAGGTTGGTAATGGACAAGCTAGATCACTTTTGACTAGTTTGACACCTGGATCCGACCCTATATCTCTCGCGTATAACACCATTCCACTAGGATTGAATTCTAAGGGAAATGGAGTTTTGAGTATGTATGTAGTAAATGAATTGACAACTCCTGATACTACAGCCCCGCGAGATATAGAAGTGAATGTTTTTATTTCAATGGGAGATGATTTCGAAGTATTTGTGCCAGATAAAAGATTTCAAAGATACACCTTCAGACCACAAGCTGGTTTTGAAGCGCAATCTGGAGTCGAAGCTATCGTTGGCACTGAGAATGACGAATCACCTCCGCAACAGTCCACAGCCGAAACGTTGGGTGTGGGCTTGACTAACCATGAATGTCTAAACAAAGTTTTTGTTGGCGAGACGATCAAATCGTTTCGCCCTTTACTGAAAAGGTATACTCTTCATTCGATGTTGAATTCTACCTTTAATGCAGACAGGCGAGTGCTTTATGGGAGGCGAACAGCTTTCCCATTTCTGCGCGGTGGTGTGGCAAACGCTGCTCACGTCACAGCCACTGCTATACCAGTAAATTACTGTAACACAATGCTTATGCATTGGGTTGTTTTAGCATTTTCTGGATATAGAGGCTCCGTTAGGTGGAAAATTACTCCGAACAGTTTTATTAGATCGGACAATTTACCAATCATTAGCGTAGAGCGTGATATTTCCAGTAGGCATTATGTCAATGGCAGAACATCGGTGTTCACACCAACAAGTGAAAGCAATTCAGCTTTTCAAGGTGCGTTAGATCCGCAGTTGCCTTTACCCGAGACCAACAAACCTTTGGGTGGTTTCGGGGGAATGACTTTAGCCAATGGTTTTGTCAACCCCAATATTGAATTTGAAGTTCCATTCTACAGCAATGACCGTTTTATCCCCGGAAAACGCGAGTCATACACTGCAGGATTTGGTGACCTTGAACTAAATGTTTGGGATTACAAAATATTTGTCCGTGGTGATAACGAGACAATGTTTACGGCTTACGCAGCCACAGGAGAAGACTTTCAAGTTTACTTTTGGACTGGTTTGCCTAGGGTTTTCTACGAACCCACGCCACCATCACCAAGTGTGACATAGGCACAAGGGACTGACACCCTTTAAAAAGTAGTTTTATAGATTTACTAGCAGTCAAGAAAATCTTACCGTACTGTGGCCGTACGGGTGCTCACGCAAGTGAGTTAATGGCCGCGCCGAATGAGTTTGTACTCTGGAATTTTCCTGGCGCCGCCAGGTTTTAAGGAGTCACAAATTTTATAGCGCGGTCCACTGTATATTATGCATGGGACCCAAAAATAACCGAACCGCAAGGTTTAGTTTATTCAGCCAAAAGGCTTTCACAGGATACAGGCCGACAAACCGCAAGGAATGTCACCAGTAAACTGAAAGAACAATTACCGGGTCCTGTTGAGAAGATCACTGCGCAAGTAGCGAAGCC